GAGAAGGCGTTTTTTAACCATTACGGCTTCTTTAACAAGCTCACTGGAAAGTACGTTCAGGGCGACCGATGGGTTACAAAGGTCGAAAAGGCCGCAGAGCCCAAGGCTGAAAAAGAAATGCAGAAAGTATGGGATGAATACTTGAAATCAAAGAAATAGAAAGGCGGTTATATTATGGCTACAACTGGCATTAAGCATCCGGTATTTGCTCCGATCACAGCGAGAAACACAGGTGCAAAGCCTACTTACGGCACTGGTGTCCTCCTTGGTAAAGCTACAAAGGCAGACATTACAATAAACACAGCAGAAGGCAAGCTCTATGCCGACGACGCTCTTGCTGAGTATGATTCAAAGTTCCAGAGCGGCTCTGTTTCACTTGGCGTTGACGAGCTCACACCGGCAAAGAAGGCGGCTTTATTCGGATATACCATCGATTCGTCGAGCGGCAAGCAGATCCTTAAGAAGGGCGCTTCCGACGTCGCTCCACACGGTGGTTTCGGCTACTACAAGACAAAGAAGATCGACGGTGCGAGAAAGTACGAAGTAAAGTGGATGTATGACGTTGTTTTTCGTGAAACGAACGACAACGCAGAGACTGCAAACGAAAACGTGAACTTCCAGACATCTGAGATCGCAGGTGAGATCCTTCCGATCATTGGTCTCGGTAACGACGACTGGAGTGAAGAACAGATCTGCGACACAGAACAGGCTGCTATTACAGCGCTTCATACATACGCAAACATCAGCGGCACTCCGTCACTCAGATCAGGATCAGCTCCTTCAAATACAAAGGGCGGCTCATCTACTACAGAATCAGGCAAGTGATATAGAAAGGGCATAAACCATGAAAATAGGAAATAAAGAAGTCAAACTCTACTACTCAAACCTTGCTGCAAGAGATCTCAACGACCTTTGCGGCGGTATTCAGAACATCGGCTCCCTCTTCAAACGCGAGGAGGGTCAGCCGGTTGATCTGATGAAAGATTATAAAAACATGATATCTATCATTCGTATTCTTGCGAATGCCAACATAACGAAGGAAAACTGCGAGATCGCCCTCGGAATGCGTGACGGTGAAAAGCAGGAAAAGTTCACAGACGAAATGCTCGAATCACTGCTTGATCTTTCACACATCAGCGAATATCTGGAAGAAGCACTCTCCTGTATGGGACTTGCCAGCGCTTTTGAAGTGCCGGACGAGCTGAAACTTGAAGAGCCAGACGAAGATCTCGAAGAGATAAACGCAGAAAAAAATCCCTGAGGGACACAACCGGAGACAGCGGTTGTGCATTATCTATCGCGGCCTTTCCTGCGGTATCAGTTACGCAGATATCATGATTCACTTCACGCCTGGCGACGTCACTCAGATGTGGCTTAATCGGCTCGCTGAGAATCTCAGAGGAAGGAGGATGTAAATGGGTAAAATTAATACTTTGCTGTCTCTTGACGGCGAATCCGACTTTAAACGCAAGTTACAGGACATAAATAACAACTTAAAGACCCTTGACAAACAGCTCGGTGAAGCGGCCACAAAGTTTTCGATGTCGTCCGACAAGATGAGACTGAACAGCGAGACGGCGGCAAACCTCACAAAACAGCTTGATTTCCTAAGGCAGAAACAGGATCTGTTACGTGCGGCGGTACAGCGTGCCGACAATCAGGTGGCTGACAGCAATGCCAAACTTGAAAAGGCGAGAGCGGCTTACGATCAGGCAGGCCGTGACGTTGTAAAGCTCAAAGACAAGCTCGAATTCGCCAAAAAGCTCTGGGGCGAGAACTCCGTTGAAGTCAGCAAGTATGCACAGCGCCTTAAGGAAGGCGAAGAGCGGCAGAAGGCGGCGGCAAAGGCTGTCACAGCGGCTGAGAATGAAGTAACTAAGGCAAAGAAAGCTTATCATGCAATGGCTCAGCAGCTTGCCGAGACCAGTTCCGAAGTTAACAAGACGGAAGACAAGATCTACAAGCTCGAACATGCAGAAGAGCAGGGCGAGGAAGAAGCCACAAGGTTCACGAAGGTCGTTGAAGGGCTCGAAAAAGCACTCGACGCATTCGGTAAAGCACTGCAGGCGCTTCCTGGTATACTCAGCGCGGTGGGTCATGCCATCGCAACAGTGGCGACGGCTCCGTTAAAGGCACTTGAAGCGAGTTTCAAGGCAGTCACTGCTGAACTGGAACTCGGAATCCAAGGACTTGAAGCATACGGGCGAGCGGTTGTCGATGCCGGAAAGAAAGTCGGCGAATTCTCGGCAAGTAAGGGCATGAGTTTCGAAGCGGCTATGTCAAAAGTAGCAGCTTATTCTCAGGCATCAGAAGAAGATATGCAGAGGCTTTCGGATGCGGCTCAGGAAATGGGCGCGACTACATCCAAAACAGCAACTGAGGCGGCCGAAGCATTAGGTTATCTTGCACTTAACGGTTACAAGACAGAAGAAATGCTTGCCGTTCTCAAGCCAATTGTAAAAGCTTCCGAAGCCGGTTCAATGGACCTCGCGCAAACAGCACAGCTAACTGCCGTTGCTCTTAATGTTTATGGAAAAAAAGCGGAGGATGCAGAAGAATTCCTGAATATCCTCACAGCGGCACAGAACAACTCCGCAACGTCACTTTATGATCTTCTGACGGCATTTACAAGCCTTGCGGGTACGTTTGACATGCTCCATCTGGACTTTAACGAGTCAGCAACACTGATGGGACTTATGGCGAACAAAGGCGTTGCAGGTACAGAAGCCGGAACAGCTCTTAACTCTGTATTTCTCCGACTTCTTGAAACTAACAAAAACTCAGCTGAGGCGTTCGATCAACTTGGAGTATCAGCATATGATTCAGAAGGCAGAATTCGCAATCTGTATGACATAGTTTCTGATTTGAATACAGCTATGGCTGGTTTGAATGAGCAAGAAAGAAAAATGATAGAGAAAGATCTTTTTGGTACCATGAGATTTGAAAAAGGTACAAAACTCTTAGATGCTCTGTCTGATTCAGATCGCTATTCAAATCTTTACGACACTGTATCAAACGCTTATGCGAATAATTACTTGTATAGCACTGCCGAAACAATGATGAACAACCTGCAAGGCAGGATTACAATTCTTAAATCAGCTGCTGACGCACTTGGAATAGCCATTTACGGAACGTTCAATGACAAGGTCATGAGAAACGTTGAGAAAATGACTGGGTGGATTGACACACTTACAGACAGCGTGTTAAGCGGCAATCTTGAACAGGTTATTCCGTCACTCGGAGAAGATATTGCGACTGCACTTGAAGCGAACATTGAAATGGTCGCTGAGGAACTTCCTTCAAAGCTCAGAATATTCAATGCAATCATAGTCGCCGGTGCTAAGGCGCTTGTCAGAGGTATCAGAGCCAGCAAGAACACGATTCTTCCGGTGCTGATCACAGGTGCGCTTGATCTGGTTACTGAGCTCCTTAAAGTTCTGCCGGACTTCGTGGTCGAGGTGACCGATGCGGCGGTGATCCTGTTCGGCGGTCTGGTGGACGCAATGAAAGTCACTTCGGAGCGCCTTGTAAAAATACTCCCTGACATTATTTCAACAGTTTCAACAGCAATAGCAGAGCACGGGCCGGATATATTCGATCAGGGATTTGACATACTCGTTCGACTGGTGCAGGGCATTTCACAGAATCTTCCTATACTGCTCAGTGCGGCGAGCCGGATACTTGACAAGCTCCACGAAGACCTCAGCGACAATACAAGCCAGATGTCTCAGGCGGCAATTGATATTATCACGGCTCTTGTACACTGGATCGGTGAAAACATAAGTCAGATACTTGAAGTGGGATCTACGATTATCGGAGAAGTAGTTACAGCAGTGTCAGAGGACGGCACCTTGGAGAAACTTTCTGATGGTGCTTTCGAGATCATAGATGCATTAGGCGAATGGATAAAGGAAAAATCAATGCCGGTTTTTGAAAAATGGATGCCGGACGTGATCGATAACCTGAAACAAGTGCTTGAAAAGCAGGAGAACAAAGACAAACTTGCAAGAGTCGGAGATGCGCTTGCAAATGCGCTTATTGCCGGATTCAATGCGACACTTGAAGGACTTTTCAACGACAGCTTCACGATCCTTGGACTTAAGGGCTCCTTTACAGAACAGGATGTTGCTTTTACTAAGGCTGTTGATGATCTTAAAAACTTCCTGTTTCCTAATGCTACAACCCGTGACACAAAGGTAAGCGCTTCAAACAACAGCGCATATGAAGCCGAGGCCTACGGAAACGGCAGTTCAGGCGATACTATCAACATTAATTACCCGACGATCAACGGTGTTCACAACCTTTCAGAACTCGTCGAGGAAATGGCGAAACTCAAACAGATTTCAGACAGGGCAGGAGGTGCATTCTCATAAGCTGGTTTTCATTTAAGGGCAAGCGATGCGATGCACAGGATGTATTCTGCATCCTTGAAAAGCTCCCTTTAGACCTTAGAAGCGAGAAGATCACACAGATCATTGACATGCCGTCCGGCGAGCCGATCATCTACGAGCCGGGCGGATACAGACAGCAGACAATAACGCTTAATATCGGAATAAAGGATATTACTCCGGAGCACTTAAGCAACATCAATAACTGGCTTGCAGGGAGCGGAAAACTCATCTTTTCAAACGATCCTGACAAGCACTATCTGGCCGTTGCTAACAACGCAATGACGGGAAACAGACTTATAGAGCGGTTTGGTAAAATACCGGTCCAGTTCCTTCTTATGCCGTTTAAGCGCGAGAATGAATCTGAATGGGTGGAAATAGCACTCAGCAATCACATCGGCTGGATCAATGACGCGACAGAGGCAACCGGCGGCACAGCTCCGAGCGAGCCGACGATAAAGCTCTACGGCAACGGTGATCTTGGATTCTATCATGTGGCGAGCGGCACGACTATCACGGTGCACAATGTGTCTGAATACTGTATAATCGATGTCCCGTCCCACAGGGTGTTTGACAAGAACAACAATGTAATTCTCAGCCAGACTGAGGGGAACATTGAAGCGATCGTCAATCCGCCTCGTGACGGCTGTCAGACGAATTTCAGAGACACCGTGACAAAGGTTGAAGTCAAGTATAACAGGCGGTGGTTGTAATGATCACAGTATATGATATGCACTCAGAATATGACAGGCAAGCCGGGATAGATGATTTTAAATACGACGGACTGGCGATAATCAGACCAACATCGGCATACGTAACCGAGGAGCTCAACGGTCGATACGACATGGAAATTGAAGTGCCATGCATTCCGGATGATCCGCGCGAAGGGCGGAACGAGGACACATGGAAGTTCGTAAAGATGTACAACATTCTGAAATCCTCCGAGGGTCAGCTCTTCATGATCCACAAGATCGAATACAGCGTCAAGAGTGGCGTGCCTTACCTGAAAGCGTATGCAAATCATATCTGGTATTACTTAGCCGACATGCTGACACTCGAATGTCAGGGACAGAACAACAACGCGTGGCAGGTTGTAAATCATCTGTTTGAACCGCGAGATGTTCACGGCAACGGATGCACGTGGTTTTCTGATGGTACAGGGCTTACAAGATATGATTTTGACAAGTATATAGATCCGTCACTGGTGCTGGTACTTCCGAATGATAAGAAGTATAATTACCATTTCCGAAACGTTCAGCTTGCAAACGCGCTCCTCGGCAATTCCGACTCGATCGTGAATGTATGGGGCGGCGAAATATACCGTGATAATTTCTATTTCAGAATAGACAAGCGGAAATATGGCACTGTAGACGATGCATTCGAGCTTGTTTACGGCGTGAATTGCCGTGACGTGCGTTATACGGAAGACACCACAAACCGCAAGACGGAAATACACACTTCCTGCAACGGCGGCATGTGGGCTTTCGCAAAATCGGTCATTCCGGACGCAGGACTGTTTCCGCATCAGGCTATTGCCGGATTTGATCTTTCCTACAGTGAGCCGAACGAAGAGACTTATTATCAGGACATAGACTCCTGGTGGTCCGAAAACACAGGCTGGATCTACAACTGGGAAGTCGATTATGTGGACTTTAAGGGCACCAACAAAGGCGCGAACTGGAATCAGATGCGTAAAATTCGTGTCGGCGATAAGGGAGTAGTGCAGGACGCATTCGGCCACAGACAGTCGCAGAAAGTCATTGCTACAAAGTACAACGACATCACAGGCCGCCTTGAAAGCATAAAACTCGGCTCGTTCAAGGAATCAGGACTTCACGTTTCCAGATGGGAAAAGAAAGTCATGGTTTCAACGGATAATCCGGAAGTAAAACGAATCGAGAACGTTGAAAGACAGCTCGGCGGTGTCGGCGGCGATATATCGCACATTACAGGCGATATATCAAACATGAATAATTCTATAAACGGCATCAACAATTCAATAAACGACATCAACGCGGCAATACAGGACATCTACAGCAAACTGCCGCAGAATCCATAAGGAGGACAGACAATGCTTCGTATGGAAAAAGAAAAAATCATGATCTATGACGACGACACGACTTATCTTTCACTTGAAATAACCTCCATGCAGCCGGGCGAGGGCGTTTATCGTTTTTATCCAGAGCCGGAAGACGAGCTCAAGATGACGATATACGCAAGGAAAGCCCTCGTCCGTGATCCGGATAATCCGGATGAGACACTGGTGGTTGACGTAATCGATGAAAAAGACGAGGAATTGTCGTTTTATATGGAAACTGAGGACGGGGAAATAGTCTCGTTCTCAACTAACGAATTTACTCCGATTCGTGATCCAATCGCGGAGTTCGACTTTAGCGTAAACGACCCTGAAAACATCGTGCTCAAGCTCGACACGACAGCAATCGAGGCCGGAACGTACTGGTTCGACATCGCGCTGAGGATAGATGCGGACGACGAGGTGTATCACATCGCCATCCGCAAGACTATTGAAATTAAAAGGAGGGAAAAACCATGAGAGAAAGCACTATGTGGGCGACACAGGGCGGCCCGATAATCGGCGAGATAAAGAACGGGAAGAAATACCCGTTCGGCACGGTACCAGCGACAGAATATGACGCTGATATGCAGGCGCTCCGCACTGAGATATCCGGCCTTAATTCCGCAGTTGTCTCCTGCGAAGGAACTCTCAGCGGCTTACAGACAGCACTCGACACACTTGCAGGGCAGTATGCAGCAACCGTGCCGGGATTAAGCCAGTCGGTCGCTGATATCCGTGTGGAGATCACAGGCGTTATATCGAGCATCACAACGCTCACAGAAACGCTCGGTGCGGCCATCGGAGACGTTGACACAAAGGTCGATAACCTTGATTCATCGTACAACACAAGGTTTACGACTCTCGGAAACAGAATCGACGCACTGGCAGCCAAGGAAGCGTCAGACGTTGAAACGCTCACAGGAAGGCTCGACACGGCGGCGTCGGATATCAGATCAGTACAGATCAGCGTCCGCGACAACACTGCCAGCATCGGCACCCTGAACACCACGACAGGCAGATTAAGCACGGATGTGGAAGGACTGACATCATCGGTACAGGCGAACACATCTGCAATCGAGAATCAGGCGGCCACAATCGCCGGTATAGCATCAGATCTCGGAGCGGTAACAGATCTCGCGACAGCGACATCAGCCACAACAGCGGCCAACACAGAGGCCATCACGGGCATACGTGACGCGATCACTCAGATGCGTGCATCTATTACGGCCAATGCTACTGCGATCTCAGCATTTAATTCTGCGATCACAGAACTCACAGCCACACAGTCCGCCGACCGTGCGACACTTACTGCAAGGATACAGGCGGCAGAGAACAGCGTAACAGCTCTCTCAAATACCGTCGAAGCCATCAACACGACACTGAGTAATCAGATCAGTGGCTTACGTGCTGACATGACCGTGAATTCACAGGATATCGCGGTTATCAAGTCCACGTTACAGACACAGGGAGCGGCTATAGCATCCGCAGAAGATCGCTGCACTGCCGTGGAAAGCCGAATGAACGCACAGGAAGTCGGTATGGCTACACTGCGACAGCAGTTACTCAACTCGGTAATGAATATCGAGAACGAGATCGAGCAGGTTGTAACCGACAAGGCGGCGATCAAGGCGAACCTTGCGGCACTGACAGCAGATGTCAGCGCATACGAGGCCGACGTCAACGCAACGCTCAGTGAGTACAACACGCGAATTGCGCGACTGGAGGATGCGACACCTTTGGAAATTATCAGTTTCACTGCAAGTCCGGATGTGTGCGAGCTCGGTGGCTCGGAAAATGTCGTTTTATCCTGGAATGTTCAGGGATCTATCGAGAACATCACGATCAACGGAGATCCTGTTTCCGGCACATCAAAGACGATTCCGAACGTCCGCGAAAACACATCTTTCACGCTCAATGCGGTGGATACAAGAGGGAACGTGGCGAGAAAGACTATCTCAGTGAACTTCGTAAACCACATCTTCTGGGGAACATCCACAAGCGCAGAGCCGACGGAGGGAACACTCAAGGCTCTCGACTATACAGAGCTGTCAGACGTAAGAGCGCGTGACATCCACGTATCTCCGGACAACGAGTATATCTACTACGGATATCCGAAGAGGCTCGGCACGTCAGAATTCCGCGTAAACGGCTTCACCGGTGGCTTCGAGAATCCGGCGATCGTATCTGTAGACAATCACGCCGGATACGATGAGGATTATTACATCTACAGATCAGCGAACAAGCTCTCAAGCACGTTCGATGTTCACATCATATAGGGAGGTGCTACAAAATGGCAAAGAAAATTGAAGTTATAGCCGAGATCATACCGGCTGGGGATTATCCTGTTGTTTCTGCCGAAAACGTAAAGGTCGGCGAAAAGAAGCTCGACGAAGTAGCAGCAAATATCCCGTCTATAGTTGTATCGAATGAGCAGCCATCAAACAAAAACTGTCTCTGGATACAGCCAATCAATTAATCCAATACGGCGGCCACGCTGTATTATAAATTAATTACTTAGAAAGGTGGTATTTAATATGCCAAGCAAAAATTCAATTCTTAAGGGTATCGTAAACGGACAGGTGACCGAGCTCTATCCGAAGACCGTCGCAGAGCAGGTGTTCGCTGCATCTGGTACAGATCTCGAAACACTCCTCACCACAATTCCTACGACGGAAACAGTCAACGGCCTCATCAGCTCCGCGATCGACGATCTCATCGACGGCGCTCCTGCGACTTATGACACTCTTAAGGAGATCTCCGACTGGATTGCTACTCACCAGAGTGAGTATGAAGCTCTTATCGCTGCCATTGCCGGCAAGGTTGACAAGGTTGAAGGAAAGGCACTCTCAAGCAACGACTTCACCGACGCTCTTCTCACAAAGTTAAACGGCATCGAGGCAAATGCTAACAACTACACACTTCCAGCGGCCACAACAAGTGCCCTCGGTGGCGTAAAGGTAGGCGCTAACCTTGCAGTTGACGCTAACGGCGAGATCAGCGGCAACTACAGCGCTGCGACAACATCTGCAAACGGTCTCATGAGCTCAAGCGACAAGTCCAAGCTCGACGGCATCGCTGCAGGTGCGACAGCAGTTACAGTTGACAGCACAATGTCTTCAACATCTGAAAACCCTGTACAGAACAAGGTGATCTATACCGAACTCGCTGGCAAGGTTGACGCTGAAACAGGCAAGGGCCTTTCAACTAACGACTATACAGATGCAGAGAAGACAAAGCTCGCAGGAATCGAAGCAAACGCTAACAACTATACACTTCCAGCCGCAACAACAGCAGCCCTCGGTGGTGTAAAGGTTGGTGCTAACCTCGCAGTAGATGCCAACGGCGTGATCAGCGGTAACTACAGCAACGCAACACAGAGCGCAGCTGGTCTTATGTCAGCAGCCGACAAGACAGCCCTTGACACCAAGCCTGACGTATACGTACAGAGCACACAGCCGGCATCTCTTAAGGCAGGCGACATCTGGTTCCAGATTCCTGCGGAATCATGATCAGATAAAGAGCACAGATAGTTTTCACCTCTCAATTAATTTTTAAGAACCATTAAATAACTGAATCGACACCCGGCGGCTCCGGCCGCCTGTGGTGCCGTAAAATAAAGGAGGTATATTTATGG